GGCGACATCCTGAAGATTGACGCGGGCGACCTCGACATCAGCGCCGACTAAAGGAGCGTTCTGTGGCGACGCTTGAGGAGCTAGACAACTGGGGTACGATGGATGCCATCGACAGCTTCGGCACTCTGGAGCAGCTTGACGGCTTGACGCTCCAGCAGCCGACCGCTGCCGTGTCTCTCTCCGCGTCTGCCTCCGGTGCCGTCAAGCGCATCCTCGCCTTCGCCGCCTCTGTCTCTGGCGCTGCGTCCGTCGCTGCCTACGCCTCATTCATTGCACGCTTCACTGCGGCTGTGTCGGTCGCTGCGACCACGTCCGCTGCGGTTCTTCGCATTAGGCCATTTGACGCCAGCGCCGCAGTGTCCGGTTCCGCAACATCCCTGTTCGGTCGCGTCCGCCCGGCAGTCTCCGCGGTCAGCGCCGCCGTCACTGCGGCAAGCGAAAACGCGGTTACATTTGTGAACTCGGCCATCGCCTCCTTGGTGGTGACCACATCCACAACGGCAAAGCGCCTCGGCGAGGAGTGGAGCGTCGTCGCATCCGAGAATGAGACGTGGAGGGATATACTTGCATTTCCTGCGACGCTTGAGGACTTGGACCAGCTTGGCTCTATGGACCAGCTTGACAGTTACGGATCGCTGGAAGACTTGGATGATCTGGACGAAATCATCCCCAACTTGGTGTGGACCGAAGTGTCCACCGGCACAGAGAGGTGGGCAGTAAAGTGATACAATTCGGCGAGTGGCTCCCAGATCAGGCTGACCTCCTCAACCCCGGCGTTACCGTGGCGACAAACGTGCTGCCAGCGGCGCAGGGCTATCACTCTATGAACAGCTTCGTTCCGTACTCAAACGCAGCCGATGGCACGATCAAGGGCATCTTCGCGGCAAAGGACAGCGACGCAAACACAAAGCTGTTCGCCGGGGATGCGACGAAACTATACCTCCACGCATCCGCTGACAACGACCTCGACAGTGTCAGCAAGGCGGCAGGCTACGACCTGACCGACACAGAGCGCTGGCGCTTCGTTCAGTTCGGCGACGACATCATCGCCGCTGGCGGCACAGGCGAGGAGCCGCAGGTGTTCAACCTCGGCACGTCCAGCATCTTCGCTGACCTTGGTGGCTCCCCACCGAAGGCTGACTTCATCGCGGTTGTGCGCGACTTTGTGTGGCTGGCTAACGTGGACAGCGGATCGGGCCGCGTGCCATATCAGTGCTACTGGTCCGGGTTCAATGATCCGACAAGCTGGACGGCTGGCGTAGATCAGTCTGACTTCCAGAACCTGCCGGACAGTGGCGCGATCACCGGGCTTGTCGGCGGCGAATACTGCACGATCCTGACCGAGCGCGCGATCTTCCGCGCCACCTACACCGGCCCGCCCCTGATCTGGCAGTTTGACAAGATGGTGTCCGAGCGCGGTTGCGCCTTTAAGGAGAGCGTGTGCAACGTCGGGCCGCTCGTGTTTTTCCTTGATAATGACGGCTTCTACGCCTTTGACGGACGCAGCGTCTCGCCGATTGGAAGCGAGAAGGTTAATAATTTCTTCAAAGAAGATTTTGACAGTAACTACGACTATCGCATGTCAGCGTCGGTTGACCCGATCAACGAGGTCGCGATGTGGTCCTACACCTCAACGCAGTCTCCGTCCGGTCAACCCGACAAGATCATCATGTACAACTATGTGCTGAACAAGTGGTCTCTGGCAGAAGTCGAGGCCGACCTTCTCGCGCCGATGTTCTCCTCCGGCTACACGGTTGACGGCCTTGACAATCTTTCCGCAACTGTTGACGGCCTGAACATTCAGCTAGACAGCCGCTTCTTCAAGGGCGGTCAGTATTTCTTCGGCGGCGCGTTCGGTGACAAAATCTTCACATTCACCGGAGCGCCCCTAGCCGCGACGATTGAGACCGCAGAGGCACCGCTGTCCACCGGCAAGCACTCGCTGATCACCCGCGTCTATCCGTACTATGAGGGCGGCGACGTGACGATGGCGATTGCCACAAGAAACACGCAGGGCGACGTGGCCTCCTTCGGAGACGCAACCTCGCCGAATGCGTCTGGCTTCTCGCCATTCAGGGCGCAGGGCCGCTACCACCGCGCGCGGATGAATATATCAGGCGGCTGGAATAAGGCGCTCGGCATTGACATCGAGGCGCGGGAGATAGGCAGGCGATGACGACCCGCACCAGCAACTTCCGCATCCTCAACCCGATCCTTGCGACGACGCGCGAGATCGCCGAGCTTCTCAATCGCACAATCAACGGCGGCCTGAATAGCTGGGACTATGTGACGCTATCATCAAACGCGACCGAGACGACGCACGAGGACCCGCGCTTCTCGAAGGAGAGCGTGGTGTTTTTCACGTCCATCGACCACACGCCGTCGCACTTTGAGCCTTACATCAAATCGACATCAACTGATGGGACGATGAAAATTGGACACAACAACCACGGACACAGCCAAGAGTTCGCCTACCTTATTATCGGCTGACCACTGGGCGCGTTGCTCGAAGTACATCGAGGACGCGCTGGAGTACGCAGGCGGGTCGCACACTTTGCAGGACGTGATGCTTGCTGTGTCGGAGGGCAAGGCCCAGTTCTTTCCGCTCGACAAGTCTGCTATAGTCACAGAGATAGTTGACTACCCGCAGAAGGCGATGTGCCGGATTTGGCTGGCGGGTGGTGACTTGGACGAGCTAATAGAAGCGGAAGCTGCAATCGCCGCGTGGGCCAAGACGCTAGGTTGCAGCGGGATGGAGATCATCGGGCGCAGGGGTTGGTCTCGCAAACTTGAAAACTACCGGCAGAGCGCGGTGGTGCTTATGAGGGATTTCAAAGATGAGTAAAGGCGGCGGCACCACGAGGCAGGTCACGCAGACTTTAACGGATGAGACAACACGTCCGTTCAAGGAGTTTGCCCTGTCAGAAGCAAAGCGTCTGTACGGCGAAGGGCCGATGCAGTATTACCCCGGACGCACGGTTGTGGGCTTTGCGCCTGAAACCGAGATGGCGCTGTCGGGCTTGCGCCAGCAGGCAATCACCGGATCGCCGTTTATCGGTGCGGTGCAGGACGTGGTGATGCAAAACCTGATGGGTACGAACCCGCTTCAGTCTGCCGCGTTCCGCCCTGCGATTGAAGCGGTTGAGACGCAGGCCGCGAAGGCTGGCCGTTACGGCTCCGGCTACCAGCAGGCTGCGGTCGCTGAGGCGCTTGCGCCTATGGCGTATCAGGCGCAGCAGGCAGCTATCCAGCAGGCACCTATGGCTCGTCAGTTCGGCTTCGCTGACCTTGAGACGCTGGCCGGTGTCGGCGCGGCCCGCGAGGCGCAGCAGCAGGCAGAGCTTGCGGCTGACATCGAGAAGTTCCAGTTCGAGCAGCAGGCACCGGGTGCGGCGCTTGCGAACTACATTGCTCAGGTTCAGGGCGGTCAAATTGGTACGCAGCAGATCACGCCGTACTACAGCAACCCGCTGGCGAGTGGCCTGTCAGGCGCGCTTGGCGGCGCGTTGATGGGCGCTCAGGCTGGTTTCAACCCGCTCTATGGCGGACTTCTCGGCGGCGCGGCTGGATTTTTTGGAGCGTAGATAATGGCTGGATTTGGAACACTTGCTTTTTCGCCGCCTCAATTTGCGGCGCAACGCCTTCTTGAAATGGCGCAGCCAGCGGCACCGACGGCGCAAGTCCAGCGCCGCACTTACCCGACTTATGGTCCGGGTCCAAGAGCCGGTCAGCCGAAGCCTCCGTATATGGGCGCGGCACAGCTTGCCGCGACTGCCGCTCAGGCGCGCACTCCGACGCGCATGACTATGCCGCTGGAAATGGCGGCAATGCGCGCCCCCCAGATGAGAGGCGCACCCGCTGCGCCAGCACCCTCCGCGCCAGCGCCCGCCGCCCCTGCCCCCACTTTCGGCCAGCGCGTCGGCACAGCACTCCGCCAGCCCCTGACATCGCCAACAGGTATGGGCCTCGCCACTGCGGCGCTGACTGGGCTTGAGATGTCCGGCCCGCAGCCGGTGCCGACCTCGACCGGGCAGATACTGGCGCGCGCAGGAATGGCCGGGTTGCAGGCTTATGCGCAGGGTAAAGAGGCTGAGGCGGCGCAAAGAGCGGCGGAGCAGAAACTGGCGCTTGACCGCATGCGCCTTGAGACAGAGCGCCTTCGCGCGGAGGCCGCGTTGCAGCCCCCGCCCAAGATCACGGCAGCGATGGCCGAGGCCGAGGCGATGGGCTTTGTCCGTGGCACACCTGAATATAACGATTACTTGAAGAGGCGAGCGGAAAAGCCCGGAACACAAATCTTTATGGGCGGTGATAAGCAGAAGGAGCTTGCCTACAAGGCAGCGCTTGACACTCGCGGCGAAATGCAGAAGCAGGTCGGGCAAGACAGGGAGCTTGCGGCTCGCCTCCAGACAGCCATCGACCTTCTGAGCAGCGGCGCAGAGACCGGGCGCATTCAGTCTGCGCTGATGCCGCTGAAACAGATTGGTCGGGAACTTGGGTTCCTGACTGACGCGCAAGTGAAAGACTTGTCTGAGCAGGAGATCATTGAGGCCGCTGCGGCCTTCCTGACGCCTCGTATGCGCGTCACCGGCTCCGGCGCGTCGTCCGACAGGGACATGAACTTCTTCCAACAGGCGACCGTGAGAATGGCGAACACGCCAGAGGCGAACCTTGTCATCGCGACAATGCAGAAGCAAGTGATGGATTACAACAAGCGCCGCCTGAGCATTTTTGATAAGTATGTTCAAGACAAGGGCCACGACTTCGGGTTTGGTGAGTACGCCGACGAGCAACAAGGCTCTGTTTATCAGCGAGTTGGCTCTGACGAAGATTTCACCAAGATGATTGACGACGGCAAGATCAAGCCGGGCGATGTGTTCTTCAACGCTTTTGAGGGCGTCAACGAGTTCCAGATTTATGATCCAGAGGAGATGGGCTGATGGCGACGCTTCCAAAGCAGAAAAAACACGCCGCTCCTATGGAGCGCACCGGCATTGACGTCGCGTTCGACATTGGCAGGCAGATCGCGCAGGGGCTGACGTTCGGCACAGCGGACGAGGCCGAGGCGTTTATCCGGTCGCAATTCACCGACAGTGGCCTGTCATATGACGAGGAAATCGGCAAAATTCGTGGCGAGATGCGCCAATATCAAGAGGCCCATCCATATATGTCCTTCTTCCTTGAGGCCGCAGGGGCGCTCCCTACAGCCCTAGCTGGCGGTGCTGGCCTTGCTCGACTTGGCGTGACTGGAGCGGCGAAGGTAGGCGCTATTGAGGGCGGTCTGTACGGCTTTGGCGCGGCAGAAGGAACCCCGATAGAAAGAGCGCCAGAGGCCGCTATTGGTGCGGGTCTGGGTGCTGGCATGTCTGCTGCGGCGCAACGCCTATTGCCGGGGCGCACAACGCCAGAGGCGAGGCAGCTTCTTCGGGAGGGCATTCCCCTCACTCCGGGCCAGCGCCTTGGCGGTGCAGCGCGGACGCTTGAGGAACGCATCGCCGGGCAGCAGTTCTACGGCGACATCATCAAGGGCGCTGAGACAAGGGCAATGCAGGCGTTCAACCGTTCTGCAATGGACAAAGCGATTGAGCCGATTGGCGTGAAAGTTCCAAAGAACCTCACAGGTCAGGATGCGTTTGCTTACGCGCACAATGCTGTCAGCGACGCATATCAGCGCGTCCTGCCTAAGTTGTCGGTGTCGTCTGATGCGATGGAGCGGTTCGCGATTGGCGTTCTCTCCGAGGACAAGCTGGGCATGACTGATGCGGCTCAGGAAACATTTTCGCGCAAGGCAAAAGCTGTCCTTCTGGATAGGTTCAATAAAGAAACCGGAACCCTGAGTGGCGAGGCGTTAAAAAAGGCGGAAAGCGATCTCGGAGAAGAGGCAATCAGTCTCATGACATCTGGCAACAGTGTTGACAGAGACGCGGGGCGCGCGCTCTTCGAGCTTCAATCTGCTCTGCGCCAGCAGCTAATCAAAGAAAACCCAGAGGCAGGTGCCGGGCTTGCCGCCGCAAACGCGGCATTTAAGCAGCTTCTGCCGGTCGAGAAGGCCGTCACGGTTGCGGCAACAGGGCAAGGCGGCACGTTCACGCCCGCTCAACTCCTAAGAGGCATGAAGGGCGCACAGCGCGGCCCCCGCAAGACAAAGTTCGCGAAGGGCGAGATGCCGATGCAACCTTTTGCTTCTGCGGCGCAGGAAGTGATGGGGCGCACCATCCCCGACAGCGGCACTGCTGGCAGGCTTGATGTCATGAGCCTGACTGATCCTGTGCGCGCTGCCACAAGAATGGTCGGCATCCCCTTGATGAGTACGATCTACGGCGGTGGCCCAACTATGGCGGCAACGACTGGGCTTCTCAGCGCGGCGCGGCCTCTGGCTCGCGGCCTTGCGCCGATGACAGCGGCTGGTGTGGCTCAGCAGCCTGCGGAGACTTTCGAGAGCCTCCTCGGACCCTCATACCCATAACCCCCGCGCCGTGATAAACTGAGCGCAGCAACGAAGGAAAAGACAAATGGGCGCAGGCGACAGCATCCGCGAATACGACAAGACCGCAGCGAGCAACACGTCGGTCGGCGGCATCAACCTCAGCGAGGGGGTAATGGTTCCGAGTGACCTGAACAACTCGCACCGCGAGCTTATGAGCCACCTCGCCGCCCTTGCGGACGGCACTGACGGCATCGACGTTCTGTCGCTGGTGGATGACGACGCCAGCGCCGCGATAAAGCTGCAAGCGCCTGCGACGGTCACCTCGACCACCACCTTCACGCTGCCGGACGGCGACGGAACCAACGGTCAGGTGCTTAGCACCGACGGCGCGGGTCAGCTTGGCTGGTCGAGCGCGTTCTCCTCGGGCATGCTCGTGCCATTCGCCGGGTCGTCCGCGCCGGGCGGCTGGCTTCTGTGTTACGGTCAGGCGGTTAGCCGCACGACATACGCGGCGCTGTTCTCCGCCATCGGCACGACCTACGGATCGGGCGACGGCTCCGCCACCTTCAACGTGCCGGACCTGCGCGGCCGTGTCATCGCCGGTCAGGACGATATGGGCGGCAGCAGCGCAAACAGGCTGACAAATCAGAGCGGTGGCTTGAACGGCGACACGCTGGGCGGCACAGGCGGTGCCGAGACGCACACACTCTCAATCGCTGAAATGCCAGCTCACAACCACAACTCTCGTGTCCCGGTTGACCGAGTGCAGGAAGGTTATGACAACGGTACATCTTGGGGTGGTGACCACGACCCAAGTTCAGGTAACGCTCACTCAACTGAAACTAGACAG